AGTGTGTTCGTTAAATGTGTGTACTTATAGTGATCTTGGCGTTCATTATAACACATAAGACCGCAGAAGTCAACCCCCACAGTGCAAGTATAAGGGAAACGACACAATTTGACAGTAGGGAGAGATTCGTGTATAATAAGGGTAATTCGTTATGAGTTAGTGATTTATGAGTAGGTAACACAGTCTAAACAGAGTGTAAACAGATAGCAGTCTTATAAGGTACAGCTCACACCAGTGTCTTATAGGGTGAACAGTATCACCAGCTGATGAGAACACCACAGCATTATGTGAACACTTCATTATGTTTTGACACATCTCACAGCCAGTGGTCAATCTGTTTAGACTCTACAACACAGAAACCTTATAAGGGTGCAGTGTCTTATAGCAGCTGGTCATGGGGTACTTATGGCAGTTCTTGGTGGTCTTATAGCCAGTTATATTGCCCCCTTATGTGTTTTGTTATGCCCCCCTTGCGGTTTAAAAACGACTAACTACCCTAACCTACAGAGGTGACAATCCGTGAACTTTATATTAAAACTCATTGCAATTGCATCAGGTCTCAAATACCTTGGATTACTCAACCCCCTCTTCTTCATGGGAGTACTTGGTATCGCATTCCTGATTGTGATTCTCTCATAGAAAAAAATATTCGGCCAGTAAAAAAGCACTCAAAACCCCCATCAGGGAAAAAATTTCCCACGGCCTCAGAGGTCGTCTAAGGTTCGCAAAGGATATATAAAAATAAATTCACTTATAGGAAGATGAAAATTAGTGTAGACCATTATGAGAAGGACATAATCATGGAGACCCTTCAGTATCGGTTAGAGAACGATAACATACTACTCATTGACGGAACTTTGAAAGATGATTTAGAGGATCTGCTGTCAAGGTTGGAAGAACCGACCCTCGACTGAAAAAGAGTCACATATATACCTTAACTGTTGCATGATTTGAATTGTAATGGTATAATGTAAATGTAATTATTACTAAGTTATGGCAAAAGGATTTACTGTAAAAGCAGCAACACCCAAGCAAAAGAAGAATGAAGATACATTTGATCTTGCAGAGTGTAGACAATTAATAAGAGGAAAAGCAATCGTATTCTGTCTACCAGGTAGAGGAGTTTCCTATCAGTTTCTGAAAAGTTTCGTAGGACTTTGTTTTGATCTGGTACAGAGTGGTGCATCGATTCAGATCTCACAGGACTACAGTAGTATGGTGAACTTCGCAAGATGTAAGTGTCTTGGTGCAAACGTACTACGAGGGCCAGATCAGAAGCCATGGGACGGAAATCTAAAATATGACTATCAGTTATGGATTGACTCTGATATCATGTTCGATACAGAGAAGTTCTACAGATTAATTCATAATGCAATACCAAAAGAGGCAAGAACTTATGAGGATGTCATACAACCTGTAATGGGCGAAGATGGTAAAGCAAAACTTGATAAGGAAGGAAAAGCAGTTACTCAGGTAGTTGGTAAACAAATCATTGTAGATCCAGAGAAAGAGAGAGAAATCGTTGCTGGTTGGTACTGTACAGAAGATGGGAGAACAACTTCAATTGCTCACTGGTTAGAGGAAGGTGACTTCCGTAAGAACGGTGGAGTCATGAATCATGAGACTCTCGAAACCATGAGTAAGAGAAAGAAGCCGTTCACTTGTGATTACACAGGATTCGGTTGGGTACTCATCAAGAATGGAGTGTTTGAGCATGCCGAAATGAAATACCCTTGGTTTGCACCAAAGATGCAGATCTTCGAGTCTGGAGAGGTACAGGACATGTGTGGAGAGGACGTATCCTTCTGTCTGGATGCAATCGAAGCAGGATTTGATATCTGGTGTGATCCACTCATTCGAGTTGGGCATGAGAAAACCAGAGTCATCTAGGAGGACGCTATGCACGATCAAAATTCAATCGACCAATCTGAGACACCTTCTCAGAAGTATCAAAGGGCTTTAGACTTATTCACAGAGTCAGTACTGAAGCCTGACCACAATCTGAGAGGTTGTGCCCATAATCAGGGTTGTTATGATCAGTTGATGGAGATTCGAGAGCACGTTCTTGAATACCTTAAGACTCTCAAGGAGGTCACGCATCATACGAATGCGGATGAAAGTGATGAGATCGAGACAGCAAAGTTGATTGAAGCAAAGGATAAGGTTGCAATGGAGTCAAAACCATTTACAAAGTGGCGGTGAAAAAATCGTCGTCAAAGTGAAAAAATCGTCGTTAAAGTTTAAGGAGCATTAATTATGGCAATGAGATTCAGTATGGGTGATTCATTAATTGAAAGTCGTCCAAAGAAGACAAGACAAGGAAAAGGAAAGCATAGTAAGTACTCTGCTACGAGTCGTAACGGGGCAAAGAAGAGATACAGAGGTCAAGGTAAATGATGTTTGATAAGAATGTTGAGTTTCAAAGAACACCGAGTCGTATTCGAACTCGGTTTATTGCTGCATTTGCACTTGGAACGTCTCTTATTACGTTTACATCAGGCCTCTTTGTCTTTCTGTATATGAAAAGTCCTGCATTTGAGAATCAACTCACAGGACAGGTTATAAAGGATATGGATTGGATTATTGCAGATGAGTTTGAGAAGAAGATAAAAGAATTAGAACCAAGATCAGTAGCAGATGCAAATGATCCAAATAAATGGTTCTGGGATTATATTGAAAAAAGAAATAAAGAGTATATCGAGTGGGAAACAAAAGGTAAGTGGGAGAACTAATGAATTGTTGGCATTGTGGAACTGAATTGATCTGGGGTGCAGATCACTCGATGGAGGATATAAATGATGGTGAGGAGTCAGAATACGACTTCTTTTCCACTTTTACTTGTCCGAAGTGCGAATCTTATGTTGAAGTTTATCATCACATCTAAAAATGGCTTGTTTAATTGCAAATTTACCCTCCTATGAGGTATGGGTAAGAAAAGAATATCTAACCGACCACAAGAGTGGTCATGGTGAGTTTGTAAAAGGAGTATGGGTATCTGCGAAGAGTATACCAGGTCGTGCCTTTTACTTTGAAACTTATTTACCAGAGTATGCAGCAATGTTTGATAAATTGCCTATCTCTGCCTTCACAACAGACCCAGAGACACCGAAACCAGATATGACATTACATAACCTTCAGTTTTGGAACTGCATGGACTACGGGGTTGTAGCAGTACAGAAGCAGTTTATCGGTTCAATGCACTATGAAGTGATGACAAGAGACTATGGAAACCAAACAGGCACTTATATTTGCACTTTAGACAACTACCATCAAGATGTAGATGCAATTGACTACTCAACAAGTGAACAACCAGCTGAACATAAGAGTCACAACCTCTTAGAATTGGATAATGGACAGTTTTGTCTCTATCCAAACAACAGAATGAGGATATATGACAATAGTATCACTCCTGAGACACCTAAGATTCCTGATTTTAAGGTTTCAACTGTGTATTATCAGGTAGAAAACGGTCATGATCGTGATGGATTGGGTTCAGAAGAGAATTATTTTTGGAAAACTGCAAAAGAACGCAAAAATACCGAAAATGAACCCGAATTAGGATAAATAAATCATTACGGAAACAAAAAATGGTTATCAAAATGGATAAATCCGAAGAATTTACCAAAACTGGTCGAAAATTGATTAATGAGTATGATGCTGATGCTTATTTTGAAGAAAAAGAGGAAGAAAAACCTCAATTTTTGAAAGAAGAACAATAAATAAACTTATATCTTAAAAACCCTTATAGATATATTAGGAAAAATATATCAAATTGAATGGTAGTTAGAATTTCTCGTGCATTTAAGGACATAAGTTTGTCATTTACTCGGCATCCTGTTACAAATGATGTAACTGTGCTGAAAAATGAAGATGCAATTAAGAAATCAGTGATTAATTTATGTCGAACACGCATAAATGAGAGGTTTTTTAACGACTTATTAGGTACATCAATTGAAGATTCGTTATTTGAGACGAATTTGACTGACATTGCATCATTTTTAGAAAGAGAAATTAGTACTTTACTCAAAAATTATGAACCAAGAATCAATTTAACCAATGTTTTGATTGATTCTGTAGTTGATTCTTATGAATTGCAGATAAGAATTGAGTATGAAATTACAGGATTACCATTTCCAACACAAAATATCGAATTTTTACTCCAACCGACTAGGATATAATGTCATTTACACAGTTTACTAACCTCGATTTTAACACTTTAAGAGCTCAAATTAAAGATTATTTGAGATCAAACTCAAATTTTACTGATTTTGACTTTGAAGGGTCTAATTTTTCGATTTTAATTGATACTTTAGCTTATAATTCTTACATTAACTCTTACAATACGAACATGGCTGTCAATGAATCCTTCATTGATAGTGCAACTCTACGTGAAAATGTCGTATCATTAGCAAGAAATATTGGATATGTACCAAGATCAAGTAAATCAGCAACCGCAATCGTTAATTTTAACGTTAATGTATCAGGAACAAACGTACTTAATGTTAAATTAAATGCTGGATTAGTTGCTTTAGGTGCGGTTCAAGGGGGAAGTTACATATTTTCAATACCAGAGGATATTACTGTTTCTCCAAATAGTAATGGAATTGCTAGTTTTGAGAATATTTCAATTTATGAGGGTAATTATTTAACAAAAACTTTCGTTGTAGACAATTCACAGACCAATGAAAGGTATATTTTACCAAATGCAAACATTGATACATCTTCAATTCGTGTTGAAGTAACTGATAATGAAGGAACTCTAACTTATAATGCGTATACTAACATTTTTGATGTAAATTCACAATCTAGATTGTTTCTAATTCAAGAAATTGATGATGAAAAATACCAAATTCTTTTTGGTGATGGTATTTTGGGTAAAAAACCAGCAGATAAAGCAGTAATAAACGTTAGTTACATAGTTACAAATGGAAAAGAAGGAAATGGTGCCACAAATTTTAATTTTAGTGGAAGATTAACAGATAATAATGGTGCTGATATTACAAGTGGAATATCGCTTCTAGCGACTGTAGGAAGATCTGATAATGGAGATTCGATAGAATCAATAGATAACATCAAATACCTTGCTCCAAGGGTCTATGCGTCTCAATACAGAGCAGTTACACCAAATGATTATAAGAGTCTAATTCCTTTTTTATATCCAAATATTGACTCTGTAAGTGCTTATGGCGGTGAAGAACTTGATCCACCTGAATACGGAAAAGTTTATATTACAATTAAACCTAAGTATGGTGAAATTTTATCCGATGTTGTTAAAGATTCAATTAAGAATGATCTTAAAAAATACACAGTGGCTGGAATTAAACAAGAATTTCTTGATTTGATGTATTTGTATGTTGAATATAACACAACTGTTTCATACGACTCTGGATTTATTTCAGATAAATTAAATCTTCAATCTAGAATTACATCAGCAATTGAAAATTATGCAACTTCAGCAGATATCAA